TGAAGTAACCAGACGTATTTACTGTGGCAATCGCATCAGCTGTAGTGTAAGACCACATCTGAGGCGCATTCCCTGCTTTTGCTTGACCGCCAATTGGCTGAAGTCCTGCTACTGCATAAGCCATGTCTAATCCTCCTTATGATTCACGGCAAGTGATTTTGACGATACCTTCATCGTCAATCGCTACCGCACCAGCTGAGAACATTGACGCAACCAGGAAGGAAGTCTTCTCTGGAATGTAGTCAACGCGAGACTGCTGGCCCATACCAATGCCCATACCAATCGCATCGCGGTGGAATGCAAAGATTGTACGGTCAGACGATCCATCGATTGCCAGACCACCTTCGTCGCGATCACCGAATGTGATGAAGTTGAAGCCCATAAATGTATTTACGTCACCAGTGACCAGCGCCTTCACAGATGCGAAATCTGCTGAAGTAACCTCTGTTTCACCTAACAAAGCAGACAAGCTGTTTGCGTGGATCAACATAGTACGCCCTTCAGATGGTACGTTCTTCTGGTCCAAGATCTTCTTGGCTTCGCGCAATTTTTCGATGTTCAGGTTGGAATCTGTACCACCGATGTCATTGCTAACTGTTCCTGGAGAAGATGCAGCTGCAAGCGCATCAAGAACCACTTGGTCCATGCGACGTGCAATCGCGCCAGATACAACCTGAACAAGCTCTTGACGCTCGTTGAAGTTGACCTTTTGCTGGTTGAAGATGTCTGAGTATTCCGCAGCAATGTAGTCTTCCATCGTCGCCGTGACTTGTGAATAAGACACGTTGAGTGGAGTCACATCAGTCTGTGGAACGCGAATAGTTGCCGATCCCTTACCAATCTTAGGGAACTTAACTGTAGAACCTTCGACGCCAGTACGCTCGCGGGTAACACCAGCCAGGAGACGTTGTCCCTGGTACGCCTGTTTTACCTCTGAGTCGAACAGCGTAACAAAGGCATTTGAAATTGAAACTGCCATTGTTTCTATCCTCTTTCATAAATTTTAAGGGTAAAACCTGTGACGGTTGTCCTGATGGGCCGTGTAATCAGGTCGCCGGCTCAAGAATATGAGTTGTCGGTTGTTGCGAATATAACAGATTCGCAGAAAAAACAAAGGGGCTTGCGCCCCTTAATTATGCTTCGCCAAAAAATTCCATAAATTTTCGTTCGACGTCTGAGGTATAACGCATATCCTTGCCATACCGAGGGTCTGCAACCATTGCATCCAGATCCGCTTTACTGACCGATGCGCCTTCCTGAATGTCTAGCGCAGGGATCGCCCTTTCTCCATAAGAATCGCGGATTTTATTTAAAGCGCGGATGATGTCAGCTGATTGCGCCGCATTCACTAACGCCTCTGTTTCGCTTTCGCTTAAAACACCAGACGACTGCAACTTGCCAAGCCACTGCGACGTAGACTGCAATACCTTGTCTGCATTCTTGCCGAGCTTTGCCATTTCAGCTTGTATGTCTGTCTCAACGCTTCCATACATCTCGCCAACGTGCTGCATATACATTGACGTGATCTGATCGAACTGCTCCTGGCTTAGTCCAGAGTCAGCCGCAAACTTACTAAAGTCAGTCAATAACGGGTCGTCATCCGGTATACCTTCAAGTGAAGACATATCGTAGTTGCCATCCTTCGGAGCCTTGTGCTTACCTTGTGACATTTTTGTGCGCATCTCAGTGTAAGACTTAGCCATCCCTTCAAGGTCCGGGCCATCTTCGTCTGACCAAAACTGCTCAGGCATAAAGTCAGGGCGCTCACCCCATTCAAAGTCCGACTCGACAGGTTGCTCAACATCTGAGTCCATGTGTGGCATCGCTTCAGGTTCAGCGTTCGCCTCTGGCTCTGTTGCTACACTAAGCAACGTGGTCTGTCCTGTTGGTTCAATATTTTCTGCTGCATCACTCATGCATTACGTCCTCTTTCGACCCGCTTTAAGATTTCCCTAATAATTGAGTTTTGGCCTTCTCTGGCGTAGCCCTGGCTAGGGTCTTCACCCGGATACCAGGCTGGTTGATCAACCGTCATAGCCTTGAGATACGCAAGAACTTCCTGCCCTGCCTCAGTCGAAAAACAGCGCACAAAGTTTGTGTCGAGGTCATCCGACTTTTGGTTAACAGGAAGTGCGCTGGCATCGGCTTCTCTCAAGCCGTCCCATCCTTCCATTTATCCCTCCTGGGGCATTCCCTGTTGTTGTTGCATCGCCATCATCTGCTGCTGCATCTCTGCTGCAATCTGCTGACGCTCCTGCCTGTTATTCAGGATGCTCTGTGGTACGCCCATCTTCTCTGCGATGTAGTCGATCAGATTATCCTGATTCATTGCGACCTGGCCGATTGGACCAGCTGCTTGCGCAATCTGTGCAAACTGCAAGACCTTCTCCAGATCTTCCATGTTCTGTGCTTGTGCCAATGGCGATGTTGGGGTGATCTTCACTTCCAACCCATCGACGCGCAGCGGTAGGTCAATCAGGCCGCGCTCATCCATGACGTACAATATGCGACGTACTAATGGACCCATTGCTTCGGTGATCAATCGACCATACGCCGAGCCTAGATTTTGCGACAGCTCCTTCATGCGCTGTACGATCTCTGTCGCACTGCGCGCAGACATATTGTCTGGCGGTAGCGAGTCATCAAGAAGCATCTTCTTAATATTCATCACTAGGTCATTGATGACCAGCTGCGAGACGTTGAAGTCGGTAGCTGAGCGCAGTGGACGCAGTGACTCACCCTGTGCGCCCCCGTTCCGGGCAACAGGAATAATCGCGCCAGGCACAATGCGAATTGTTTGCGGGTTCAATACACCGTCATCAGCTGCTGTATATACACCCGACACAGCAAGCGATGCATTCTTGAGTACCAGCTCTTTGACTTTGTTCAATGTCTTAATATCTGGCAATGCAGTCACCAATGGACCGCGACCATAGACTTCACCTGGTACTTTCATAAATCGAGAGACGATCCAAGGGGACACGTCCATTGTTCGATAAACAAGCTCTGCATTGACCTGTACTGACTTGGTGCCGTCTTCTGACTTGTCTTTCGGCCAGATCAGGTGATAGCAGTAGATGTTCTCGTCAGTGTTGAATACAGTCGCCTCGATCAGATCAATCTCTGCTTCAGGCTTTTCCTGAATCATCTTCTCAAGTCGAGGTGGAATATCAGCATCAGGCCACTGGCGTTGAATCGCCTCTGCGCGTAAACGCATCTTGCGGTACACATTATCAATCGTACCGTGTGGGCCTTCTTCGAGTGACACTAGATACTGTGGCACCGGCGTAAAGCGAATCGGGGCATCCTCGTCACCTGGCTGTACCAGCATGACAGCTGTACCGACGCAAAGATCAAGCAAGAACTCAGAGATTGCCAGATCAAAGTTTGTTTGCCGAATCACAGCAAACATTTTGTCGGCATAAATCTCTAGTGCCTCGGCAATCTCAGACTTTCGATCTTGTGGAATGTCAGAGCCGGGCTGCAACGTACACCATGACCGATAGGGCGGGAAAAGCGCAGACTGAATGCGGTTCGCAAAACGCTGCGTCGAGTTGATCGCTGTCGCATCAAACACGCGCACCATTTTGTTTTGACCGGGCGTCTTTCCTTCATAGTGACCTGAGTACAGATTACGTTGAGGTAGCGCAAATTCGTAACACTCTTCATAGATCGTGCGCCAGTTTTCCTTACGCGCATCAGCTTTTTCCTGGCGCTTCAAGATCTCTTGTGGGGTGATACGTGCCATTTTAGTACCCTTTCTTCTCTACGCCTTTAATCGTACCTTTCTGGCGCGACGCATGGTAAACAGATTCACCTTTCTTCTTGCCATATTTCTTCATCATGGCAGATTTGATTGTCTTGCCTTTCTCTGTCATCGGCATATCAAGACTCCTTGTGTCGAGCTGCAAAGGCTCTCGCTTCGGCTGGTGACTTAAATCCCCATGCCTTGAGCGCGAGCGCATAACGTGTCGGACGACCTTGGTCATCCTTCATCTTAGCGTCCATACCAGAGAAGCGAGCAGCAAAAGAAACACGGCGAGGGTCTGTGCCAGAAGAAAGAGGACGCCGTAGGTTACCTCCTTCCTTCCTTTCAAAATGTTTTCGACCAGCCTCATTCAGACCACCTTCGGGATTTTGGTGACGCTTTAACGTCATTAGTCAAGACCACCTAAAGTGCGAGCAAGTTCGCCACCAGCTTGGCCTCCGCGAGCGCGGGAAAGTAGCGAGCGATAACCGCCGCGTCCGCGTCTTGCGCGAGCTGCTGCTGATTGCTCTGCTGCTGCAGCTACCGCTTCACGGCGTTCTCCAGAAATGCCTTTGGCTGCTGTTTCTGCTTGTCTACGCGGCGTTGCCGTTTGCTGTACCGGAGTTTCCCTTTTGATGATTGCTGGGACAATCTCTTTGATAATCGGCGCGTTACTCATAATTGACTCCTGATAATCCGACTTGTGGCGTTGAGCGCATTGGACTCAATAAAGAACGCATACCGCCAGTGCGACGGGCGCGCATTTGCGCTGCGATCCGGCGGCGCTCCTCGACCTCTTCAGCCTCAGTACGTGCTTCCTGTTTAGCCAGCAATTCTTCCTGGCGCTTCATGGCCACTTCCTGCGCTGACGTATCAGGCATAGAAGGCTTGAACATATTAGTCATAAAACCTCGCATACACTAAACTATCCGACCCATCCGGGGCGTATTGCTTCAGTGTCGCCTCAAACTGAAAGTCCAGAAGACGCGCCCAGGCGACAGCCTCTTTGT